GCCTAAAGTTGGTTCCCTTTTGAAAATTCGAAATTCGGTAATAAAATCAATGGCTTGGATGTGAACCCCACTTCACAGTGGGCAGCGCCCACCTGAGCAATATCAATGGGTTACGACCCCCCGGAAGAATATTCTCTTTTAGAGGCATGGAGATACCGTGGACATACAGCATGGAAAGCGCTCTTCAGCGGCACACGGCGTGGTTGCAGTGGTGGTTCCCGGCCAGAGACCGGAGCCTCCGGAGGGTTTGAGCCCGGAAGAGGCGGCTGAATGGCGGGCGATCGTGGCTCGAATGCCTTCGGACTGGTTCACCCGGGAGACGCACGGGTTGCTGGAAAACTACGTGAAGGTCACGTGTAATTTGCGGTGGGTTAACAGCTACATAACCGACTTTAGGTCGAAGCCGATGACCGGGCCGCGGGTTCTCCATCTGACCCGGATGCTTCGGCTGCAGACCGGTCAGGCTGGGATGCTGGCGACGCTGGCGACCAAGCTGCGGATCACCAAGCAGACCCCGGATACCGCCCGGTCGGGTGAGAAGAACCGGGTTCACGGTCAGGCTCCCGAGCGGCCGTGGGCCAGCCGGGTGGCCTGATGTGTGGTGGCAGGCTTGGACGACGCCCGAGATGGTCAGGGAACGGACGACGAAGCGGGCCCGGGTGGCGGCCGACGGTCTGATCCGGTCCCTGCCGCATGTTCGCGACTGGCTTCACCAGCACCGTGATGACCCCGCTGTTCACCGTGCTGATCTTGGTCGCGGGGGTGAGCTTCGGGCTGGCGCTGGCGATGGCGATCCTGATCCAGCGACGGGAGGCCGAGCCACCGATGACTCCCGCGTCGGCGTGGACGTGGATCATCATCGCCGGGATCTGTCTCGGCGGGGCGATCCTTGAGGCAATGCGGGCGGCGACGCAGTGACCTATTCCCCTGATCCCGAGTACGAGCTGGTCGAGTACAAGCCGACCAAGCGTGGGCGGCAGTGCGGCAAGTGCTGGATGAAGTTCGACTACAACGTCAACTACGGCTTCTACTGCCAGCAGGTCGATTGCCCGATGGGGTACGCCGGAAGCCGGTCGCCCGGGACAACGGCGGGTGCGACCGTGATCAGCCAATCATGATCAGCAAATCAATGTCGGGCGAAGAGCTGGCCGCGATCGACGGCGGGCACTTCTACTGCGGCATCGTCCTCATGGACGGCAAGGTGATCGAGACCCCGCCGATCGTCGCCTACATGCGCGGCTGGAGCAGGGAACGCGTGACCAGCTACTGCCGACGCAAGGGCTGGAAATTCGGTGAGCGCACCTGACACCGTCGAGATCGAGGTCGAGCTGGACCGCCGGGCAGGTGGTCCGATCTTCGAGTACGTCGTCCGTTTCCGCGGATCGGGCAAGCTGCTGTGCCGATCGGTGCTGCCGTTCTTCGGTGCGTGCCGGGCGCTGGCCGAGCAGGGTTACCCGCCGTCCACCCGGGTGGAGATGTGGCGGCCGGGCATGCGGCATTGGGATCTCGCCGGTCACATCGGCGGGGCCGAGTGGTTCCCCAACAAACCGGAGCTGCCGTTCGTACCATGAGCGAAGCCGAGAAAGTCGCGAAGTGGATTGGGGACTACTGCTACGTTCCTGAAGGTCGCTTCTTGGGCCAGCAGGTCAAGCTGCAGGACTGGCAAATTGATCTGCTTGTCGAGATTTACGACCGGCCGGGCGGTTGCCGCCGGGCGATCCTTTCCATCCCGCGCAAGAACGGCAAGACCGCGTTCTCGGCGTTCCTTCTGCTGGCCCACCTGATGGGCCCGCGCATGGTGCCGAACTCGCAGCTCTACTCGGCGGCGCAATCGCGCGAGCAGGCGGCGCTGATCTTCTCGCTGGCCTCGAAGATGTGCCGGATGAACCCGCGGCTGAACGAAGTCGTGGTGATCCGCGATTCGCTCAAGGAGCTGTTCGTTCCGGAGGTCGGCGTCAAATACAAGGCGCTCTCGGCCGAAGCCTCCACCGCCTACGGCCTGTCGCCGGTGTTCATCGTCCATGACGAGCTGGGGCAGGTCCGCGGACCCCGCTCGGCGCTGTACGAAGCGCTGGAGACCTCGACCGGCGCGCAAGAGAATCCGTTGTCGCTGGTGATCTCCACGCAGGCACCGAACGACGGCGATCTCTTGTCCATCCTGATCGACGACGCGCTCGCCGGGAACGATGCGCGCACGTTCTGCCAGCTCTATACCGCGCCGCTCAATGCCGACCCGTTCGCGATCGAAACCATTCGCATGTGCAATCCGGCGCTCGGCACCTTTCAGAACGAGCAGGAAGTGCTGGCGATGGCCGCCGACGCCAAGCGCATGCGGGCGCGCGAGCCGGAATTCCGCAACCTCGTCCTCAATCAGCGAGTCGAGGCGCTGGCGCAATTCGTCAGCCCGTCCGACTGGAAACTGTGCGACGCCGAGCCGGTCGAGCTGGACGACACCATGCCGATCTACGCCGGGCTCGATCTCTCGGAGGTCTCCGATCTCACCGCGCTGGTTTTGATCGGCAAGGTCGGCAAGGTCTGGCAGGTGTGGCCGACGTTCTGGCTTCCGGAAGTCGGGCTCGCCGACAAGGCCCGCGCCGATCACATCCCGTACGACCTCTGGCACCAGCAGGGCTTCCTGAAGACCACGCCCGGGCGCGCGATCAGTTACGAGCACGTCGCGCACGATCTCCGAAAAATCTGCGACTCGTATCGAGTCAAAAAGATCGGCTTCGATCGCTGGAACTACAAGCACCTGAAGCCGTGGTTGCTGCACGCTGGCTTCGTCGAGGACAAGCTCGAAGAGCAGTGGGTCGAGTTCGGGCAGGGAACGCAGAGCATGTCGCCCGCGTTGCGTGATCTGGAAAGCCTGATCGCCAATGCGGAGCTGGCACACGGCAACAACCCGGTGCTGACCATGTGCGCGATGAACTCGGTGGTCGAGGGCAAGGACAAGGCCAACCGCAAGCTCTCCAAGTCGCGATCGACCGGCCGCATCGACGGCATGGTGGCGCTCGCCATGGCGGTCGGCGTGGTGCCGGTCGCCGACAAGGCGGGCGTCGATATCGCGGCGCTGATCGGATGAAAATCGCCGCGGTGCGATAAATTTATGAAGGTGCTCAAGCCGATCGTCACGCTGATCGGAGCTGCGTTGCTCACCATGCTGGTGTTGTTCATCTTGCTGGGAGTACGGCCATGATCACGGCACTGATACAATTGGTAATCTATCTGATCGTCCTTGGCGTGGTCGCGTGGTTGCTGGTCTACCTGATCGATCACGTGCCGATGCTGCAGCCGTTCGCGCAGGTGGCGCGCACCATCATCATGGTGGTCTGCGTGCTGATCGCCATCCTTCTCCTTCTGCAATTCGTCGGCCTGATCGACGGCGGGGCCCGCTTCCCGCGCCTCTGAGTCGCGGGTAATTCCCAAGGGCGAGTACCCGCGGCTGGCACCAGCGCCCGATATCATGCGTCCGGAATGACGGCGACCCAAATTCCGCTCAAGCAGGATTTCACCGTCTACGGCGGCGACGGCGTCTCCTATCTGTTCACCTTCCTGCAGTCCGGCAGCGTACCGATGGCGCTCGAAGGAACGTGGCTGGCGCAGGTGCGCGACAAACCATCGCCGCTCGGCAAGGTGATCTGCACGTTCGAGATCGACGGCAGCGAGATGGCCAACGGCAAGCTCTATCTCTCGCTCAGCGGTGAATCGACCAGCTACATCGCCGCCATCGGCCGCGCCTATTGGGATCTCGAACAGATCATGCCCGACAGCCACCCCCGCACGTGGTACAGCGGCATGATCTGGGGCAAGGCCGGGATCAGCCGGGTCGAGCCGGTACCGACCCGGATCGGTGCGGTACCGCCACGCCTCCGGAGAGCGTGATGCCCACCGCCACCATCGAAGTCATCACCAACGTCGTCACCACCGGACCGCAAGGACCGCGCGGACCAGCCGGGCCGCAAGGTCCGCCCGGTCCGCCCGGCCCAGCCGCATCCAACGGTGTGCTTTCGGCGCAATATTCCGCCAAGGTGACGACGACGGAGGCGGAATATCCCGGCGACGGCAAGGTTGTCTGGAATACAGCGGCGCAAGGCGACGCCACCGAGATTTACATCTCGCAAAAGACAAGCGGCAACACCGATATCAGTCACGCGCTTGCGGCTGTGCAAGCTGGCCAGCAATTGACGATACAGCGCAAAACCGACGCGGAAATCATCGCGCGCTACACGGTCAATGCCGTCAGCGATCACGGCACATGGTTTACCTTCAGCGTATTGCCGGGAAGCAATTCGGGATTGCCTTTCGGCGGCGGCGACGCGCTGATCATTGCTCTGAGCGCACAACCGATCGCGTGACGCCGTGCGATCATCTCTCCCGACACCATCACCCGCGCCCAGCTCGCTCGCGCAGATTCGCGCCGAGCAGGCCAAGGAGCTGGAGAATGCCGCCGTGCGCGACAAGCTCTATGCGTACACGCTCGCCGAGGTCGGCGGGCAGGGCGATCAGGCACGACAGGCGTTCATGGAAACCATCCTGAACCGCGCCGCCTCGCGCGGGCAGTCGATCAGCAAGACCTTGTCCGGCAGCTACTTCCCGAAGGCGACCCACAACAAGGCGGCGCGCGGCGTCACCGACAAGCAGCGCGCCGAGCTGCAGCCGCTGCTCGATGACGTTCTCGCCGGAAGCAACATCACCGACTACGCCACCGGCAACGCGTCCGGGCCCGAGTACGCATTCGGCAGCAGCGGATACTTCGGGCAGGGCAAGGGTCGCGGCGTCACCGCGGGCTTCGGCGGCGAGGTCTTCGGTGTCGAAGAGGTCGATGTGGCGTGGGCCGAGCGCGTCTCTGAAAGCGACGTGGCGTGATCTTCTGGATCGCTCCCGAGTACGGCAATATGTGCATCGACAACTGCTCGCTGAGCGCGCTCGATCTGTCGTCGATCGATCCCACCATCCGCATGGTGCAGTGGCAGGAAAATGCCGGGCGCATCGAACGCAAAACCGGTCCGGCATTGCGCGAGGTCTTTCTCGATCCGATACCCTATCTGCCGTCGTTCGACCTGTTCATCACCACGCTGAACGGGCAAGCGCCGCCGATCACGCTCGATCAGGCCAAGAAGATCAAGATCGATCTCAATCGCGCCATCTTCGACGCCAAGCGACAGGCACCGATCGAATATCTCGCGAAGACATGGGACGCAACCGACGACGAAGTGACCGCGATGAATAGCGAGCTGTCGATGGTCTCGGCACTGAGCGGCGGCGGCTCTGCGACCGATATCATCACGCTGTCCAACAACCTGAACCAACTCGCCTTCGAAGTTAACAGCCGCGTGGTCGCGCCCGGCAACAATGCCGATGGCAACATCTGCCAGCAGGTGAACTTCAATGTACGGGGCGCGGTCAATACCATCGTCGATCAGGCGAATTATTCGCTCGCCTACAACAAGTCGCTGGTGATCGGCGCGGTCAATGCCGACGTGGTGACGCCGCTCAAGGACAACACCTTCCCGAAGATCCAAGGAAAGTTCGATGCGTACGAAACCCGGTTCGAAGCGGCGAGCTGGCCCGGCGGCGTGCCCGGCGACTATCCACCCGATCCGCCCAACATCACGCCGATCAACGACGG